TTGTCATCTCTTGCTGAATTGATAGCAGTCAACACCTGGTCATATTCAATGGAGTCGTGTACATGACCATAAAGCATGTATGTGTTTGCATCAAGGTCACGGTTATACCAAACCATTGGGTAGTGACAAAGAATAAATCTTTTTCCGTTCTCTTTAATTTCGAGATAGTCGCAAATTTTTTCAAAATATTTTTCTACTCTTTTCTTTGGGCAGTCATGATTTCCTTTGATAAGATACTTGCGCCCATTTAGTGCCTTTAAAAGTCTTTCCCAATCTTCCGCGCGCGTTGAGAAAGCAAAGTCTCCTAGAATATAAACTTCATCATTTTTCTTTACCCTTTTATTCCATTTGTCAATCATTTCTTCTCGCATTTCCGCAACGCTTGAAAAAGGACGTTGGTCGAACGCAATGATGTTCGTATGTTCAAAGTGTGTATCGCTGATAAAGAATTTCATCTTAAGCCTCCTCTACTACGTCTTCTCTAATTGAGTCTAACTCTTCATCATCTAAATCATCAGTGTCCTTAAAGTAGCCTTCGTCTTCTAGCTTTCGGTTAATGAAGAAGTCAAAAAGGTCTTTTAAGTACTCTAGGTATGCCTCGCTGACATTCTGCATGAGGTCAATGTCTTTTGGAAGGAATAATGTCTTCCCCAATCCTCCTTCGATAGTCTGATGCCACTCTTCTAATTCCTTAGCCGGGTATTTGTCAACTTCAAAAAGGAAAACATTCGCCTTTTCTCCATCATCTTCAAAGTCAGCCCACTCTAAATAATGGTCTACAACGTCTCTAAGATGGAATAACTGTCCAATAGTTAAGTTCTCAAGAAGTCCTAAATCTTTTGGTAACATCATCGCATCACCGAGCGCGCGCTCAACAGTGTCGTGATAAATGTTTAGTTCTTCTTTGGTATGAATGTATTCGTCTACAAAAATAATGTTTAAGCTTTTCATGTGTTCCTCCTATTACCACTTTAACATTTTTGTCTTAATGGTTTTCTTTGCTCTTTGTCTATTAGGTCTTCCTTTCATCCACACTAAATAGTTACGAGCGCGAGTTGCTCCAACATAGGATACTCGTTTCTCTTCATCATTCCAAAATCTTGCACCAATGACAACTACGTTATTTGCCTCTAACCCTTTAGCACTGTGGATGGTAAGAACCTTTACTGTATTACTTTTCATTTTTTGAGATAACTCTTCTTTTGTTAGCTCCGCCTGTTTAAAACTATCAACTGGAATGCCTATTGATTCTAGGTATTTTTTAACAGGCTCAATTTGAGCATTCACTCTACACAACACAAACCAATCCTTGTAAGTGTCTTTCGTAGGAATGATAGCACCAAGAAAATATAGGTCATAGTCAATCTCAACCACTTCACCCATATCAGGACGCATAGCATGTGTACGGTCACGATAGAACGGTGGCAATGTCTCTAACATCTTTCTCGCGAAATTTAAAATAAGAATTGAATTTCTATAATTGTTGTTAAGCGAGTATGTGATAACCTCAGGGTCATGTCTTAACTCATAAATACGCGTAGGATTCGAGCCGTCAAACCCATAAATCTGCTGTCTTGGGTCGAAGAAGAACATATAGCCCTTTGGATTGATAATGTCCAAAATAAAGTCTGCTAATTCTCCTTTCGTATCCTGACTTTCATCCATGATTAGATAATCAACCTCTTTGACACACTCTAAATGGTTCTCTAAAAGAGGGAATAAGTCATTAAATCTTTCTTCCGCTAAGATGGTGCTAATGTCAACTCCACCCTGAGATAACAGGTGCGCGCAGTAACTATGAATAGTGCCTACGAAAAGGTCTTCCGGAGGTTTGATACGTTCTCTCATTTCTTCGGAAGCGTGATTTGTGAAGGTTATGACAACCATCCTCTTTGGATTGATACCTCTTTTTAACATAAAGCGCACTCTCTCTGTTAGGGTTCTCGTCTTGCCAGCCGCGGCGGCGGCGCTCACCAGAACTTTATCTTCTTTTGTGTGCGCAATTTTTTCTTGTTCTTTGCTTAGTTTCATTTTGCTCTCCTTTCTTGTCTACTCCTATATTATACCAAAAATTTCCAAGAAAGTAAAAATTTGACAAAGCTTAAAATTTGTTATATACTATTATTAGGGAAAGTTTTAGGGAAAGTTTCTTATATATTATTTCTTATATATATTATATAAATAAATTATATAAATAAACTATATAATAAACTATAAAAAGAAATTAAAAATCAATTTTTCTTTTAATATAATCTTCTTTTTCTTTTCCGCCCTTTTCTTTTTCGTCTATTATTTTTTCTTTTTGCTTTCTCGCTAATTATCGAAAGCGAGATTTTTCGATTTGCCATGCTTCGTCATTGTGCCACTTACTTTTTGCTATTAATTCTTCATCGACTCTGCGCGCTTGACCGTCATGAATAAATAAATTGAAGTCTTTATCTTTCAATTTCCAATATGGCACGGCGCAGTATGTTATTCCATTCCTTAGGCAATAGGCTATCTTCTCCCTATCTCTTTCCTGCGCGCGTTTGAAATCAGCCCATGTCTTATGGAACCTCTTCACCCAGCGATAGTGTTGCTCCCCCTGAATTTCACAACAAGTGTGCAAGGAGGGTATGTAAAAGTCGAATCGGTACGGTGCTCGCGCGCTCCCTAAACCCTTGAATGTTTTCTCTCTCTCAAACATTATATTTTCTTTTTTCAATATGTCAATAATTTGTTGCTCATATTTGCTTGTTTTCACTTTTCTCACCTCTCATATAAAGTGGTTTTTTGATATTTATTTTCTAAAGTTATGTGAGCCAATCTCCACTTAATTAGGAGAGGTGATTACCGCTCAAAAGGAGGCAAAAGAAAAATGATTAATTGGACTTTACGTTTGAAAAATAAGACGACTCTTTTTTCATTAGTTGGTTTAACAGTAGGTTTTGTTTATCAGGTGTTAAACACTTTTGATGTAGTACCATCTATTCCACAGGATGCTGTTATTCAGTTCTTTAAGTATTTAATTTACATTCTTGTTGGTTTAGGAATCGTTGTAGACCCAACTACAGTTGGAATTAGAGACTCTGAACGTGCGCTTGTAAGAAACGTGCCAGGTGGCACTTATGACGAGCCTGAAGTCGTTGTTAATGAAGACATTAATGATGATGAAGAAATCATTGATGAAGAACACGAAGGTTCAGACGCAGACGCAATGATTGGTGAAGAATAACATGAGGGAGAGAGATGTCGTGATTTCTTTGCGAGACATCGTACCTGTCGTTAATTCTATCGTGGTTCCCGTTCTTGTGGGAATTATTACTATGATTGCTAACAAGAATTATAACTTAAAACTGAAAAATAGAGAGGACATGAAAAAGCTAAAAAAGGAGGAAAATCGTCAAGCTCACGCGCGTGGTAAGGTTCTTATGTACATGTCTAGACAAGAGTTATTAACTCGTATTGGACATGCGCTAGAAAGAGGTTATACCACTCAAAGAGAATATGACGAACTTAGTGAACTCTATGATGCTTACATTTCTCTTGGTGGCAACTCCACAGCAAAACACCTGTGGGAAGACCGCTATGTTAAACTAGAAATTAGAAATGAGGAGGTGTAGTTAATTGAGTAAGAAATACGCTGATTTAGTAGTGAAATTAGCTAAAAACGAAACAGGCTACTTGGAAAAGAAGTCTAATAAATTCCTAAATGAAAAGACAAAAAATGCAGGCGATAAAAACTGGACTAAGTATGGTGCTTGGTATGGACTGAACCCAGCTTATTGGTGCGCTGAATACATTTCTTGGGTTTTCGATAAGACTTATGGAGACTGTAACTTAATTTATGGTAAGTCTGCTTCATGTGAAGTAATTCGCAAACGTTTTAAAGAAAAGAAGAGATACGATAAGACTCCTAAAGTCGGTGCTCTTGTATTCTTCTCAGGTTCACGTCACGGTGGCGCTAACCATATCGCACTCGTTATCAAAGTAAGTTCAACTCACATTTGGACAGTTGAAGGAAACACTTCTAGTTCAGGCAAAGTTGTTGACAACGGTGGTGCAGTTGAAGTTAAGTGCTATGCTCGTTCAAATAGCCGTATCTTAGGTTATGGACACCCAGCTTACGATAAAAGACCACCTGTAAAGAAACTCTACGGAGGGGCATTCCCTAACCTACCATCTCGTGGCTACTTCAAAAAAGGAGACAAAGGTGAAAATGTTCGCCGTCTTCAGAAGTTCTTAATTTGGTGTGGCTTCTCAGTTGGTAAAGCCGGCGCAGACGGAATCTACGGTAACGATACTGTTGCGGCAGTAAATGCGTTCATGAAGGCTTGTGGCTTTAAGAAGATTAACGGTATGTTCGGCAAAAAGTCGTTGGCGCGTGCTAAAAAATGGAAAAAATAAAAGATGGTTATTAAGCCATCTTTTTTCTTTACGCTTTTAATTGTTCCATTAAACAGTCGGTTGGTGCTTTGTCGTCTCTGAATCCCAAAAATTTCGGATGACGCAAGCCGTAACCTTTGTCAGTCTTCATGACTTCCATTGCGCCGATTTCTACAACACTGCCAACATAAGTTTTCCAATTCTCTTTGATTTCTTCCGTTACTCCACTTAAATTACCAATGTGACAAAGTCTTCCTGTATCATCATAAAGACCAAGTTTTAGCGAGCCGGCAAAACCATAGAAGAAATTCTTAGTAATAGGCTCAATCTCGCGCCCTTCAAAATAAGAGTCGTAGTATAAGCCCTCTAGCTTTTCTCCTGTCTTTGGATTCTGCCAATACTTCCATGTCTCAATCTCCTTCCCCTCGTAGAGTCGTGTCGGACTATTCGCTCCAATGATAATGCAGTCGATTGTCTGCGCTAATTCTTTTTTAATCTTCAACGTATCTTTTGTCGTTCTCTTACCTGTAAGATAGTAAGAGTCCGCGCGCGTAAGTACATATCCTTCTTCGCCATCAGCCAATGCTTCTTGAATTTTATTCCAAAGCTTTTTGCCTCTATAATAAGTGGCAAAATCAAAATACTGATAGTCTTTTAGAACGAGCGCTACATCTCTAATTTTCTTGAAACGTTCAACTGCTTTCTTTCCTAAGAAACTTTCTCCATTGAATGCTAAAACATCAAAGACATAGAGATGAATTTTTTCTCCTTTTTCTTGTCTTTTAATTGCTTTCTCAGGTAGGCAACCTAACACAGTAGTTACATTGCGCGACCCCGGTTTATTAGGGAAATATAATTCTCCTAGTAATACAGTTCCTTTTGGTAGCTTACTAAGTCCTTCGTGCAAATGTGGTAAGTGTTCATATTTATTAGGGAACTTTCCATTCGTGCGACTTCTAGTTCTTGTTTGGATAAACACTTGTCCTTCTTCGTCTACAATAATCTTTGAGAAATAACCATCTTTCTTTAGAGAGCCGTACCAATTATTAGAGAAAATTCTCTCACTGGCGCGCGCCTCTGTCTTTTCTTTGCTCTCGCTCTTTGGTGGAGCATAATACTTCTCTGCTTCTAATTCAGCAAAATTTACGTTATCTACATATCCTGTCATTCCTAGACCTCCTTCTTTCTTATATTATTATACCATAAAATTTTCTTATTATCAAATTTTTGACTTTTAGAGAAAAATGTTATATAATAATATAAGAAAAGAGAGGAAAAGAAAAATGAGAAAAAGAGTAAGCGAAGAAGACAAAGCTCTTTTTGTTGAGCTTTATGAACAACTAGGAACATATTCAGCAGTCGCGAGAGAAGTGGGTTTTAGCGCGTCTACTGTGCGTAAATACGTTTTAGAGCGTCAAAAAGATGGAGTGAGCGCGCGCTCACAAGAAACAATGAAAAAAGTTGAAATTAAGCTTTTTACGGAAGAAAATTTGAATAAAGTTCATTCATATGATAATATTAAAAGTGTCGAAGAACTTTTTTCTACAACTGAAGATTGGGGCACGCTATGTGAACTTTCAGAAGAAGAGAAAAAAGAAATTGAGAACTTAAGAAAGGAGAAAAAGCTATGACATTTTTCAAAAAGAGTTCAATTCCTAATACAAAATCTTATCTAATTACTGTCGAAAGTGATAAGTTAGGTTTAGTGCCAACAAGAGGTAGCTACAATGTCATTTGCGCGAGGTTGATGGGGCTTTCTTATCCTGACTACTTAAGAATGTGTAGAGACATTTACGGCGCAACTCTTCATGGAAAAGGCTTGTATATCACTGCACGCTTTCCAAATGGCAAAAAGCTAGACCATCTAATTGAAGAGTTAAACGCAAGAGCCAAGCTAGTTCTTTGGAATAAAGAAAATCCTGACTTCAAAGAGCACGAAAAAGTTGTAGAAAATTTTAAGAAAGAGATTGGAGGATTACAATGGTAAAAGATTTGAATGACCATATTTTTTATGGGTTAGACCTTAACCCTGAACAGAGAGAGTTTGCAAACGCAATTTATGATGAAAATATTAGAATTGTGTTCTGTGACAGTAAAGCCGGCACAGGGAAAACCGTTATCTCTTTAGGTGTTGCTAATATTTTAAAAGAGTACGGTTTATATGATGAAATTTATTACATTGTCGCACCTGTACAGGAACGCGCGCTCGGATATTTGCCAGGTACAGAAGAAGATAAGATTCTTCCTTATCAGGCACCTTTATTAGATGCACTAGAAACATTAAACATTGACCCTCGCGCTATTCAGTCAGAGAACCGCTACGAAGATTTAAAGAGTGGGCGCTCATTCATTAAGATTCTACCTCATACTTATATGAGAGGAAAAACAATGTCTAAGAAGATTGTAATTATTGATGAAGCTGAGAACTTCTACGGAGATGAACTTAAAAAGGTTCTTACTAGATTGAAAGATGATTGCAAGGTAATTGTAATTGGTCACTATGCGCAGTGTGATTTGGTAGGGCATACTAGCCGAAGTGGGTTCCGTCCTTTCTTAGAACTGTTTAAGTCAACAAAAGACCCAAGAGTTGCAATTTGTAAGTTACACAAAAATTATAGAGGTTTTATTTCTCAAACTGCCGATTCCCTAATCTTCTCCGATACGGACGATAATTGGGAAGTAGAAGAATGAAAATTTGACTTTTATGAAAATGTATGATATACTTATATATGTAAGATAAAGAAAGGGGAGAACGACATGAAGATTCTTGTAATTAATGGCTATCCGCGTTCAGGCAAAGATACTTTTGCTAAATATCTTAGCGAATTTTGGAAGGCGACATGTTGTATTGAGTCAACGGTTAGCATTCCAAAAGACATTGCTAAAACTTATTTCAACTGGAACGGAGAGAAGACTCCTAAAATGAGAGAGTTTCTTAGTAAACAAAAGATACTTCTTGACTCTTATTTCGATTTAACAGGCGCTACAATCGACTCCGCGCTCAATAAAATTAATATTATGTCACAAAGAGCTAAGGAACCATACATGTGCGAGCCATTACTTATTCTTCATTGTCGAGAACCTGAAAAGATTAAAGAAATTCAGGAAAGATACGACAATGTTACAACACTCTTTATCATGAGAGACAAGGCTAAGTATGACGCTTTAGAGCAACAGACAAATTCGGCTGACTTGAATGTTGAGAATTTTGAGTATGATATTTATGTTAACAATAACGAGTCATTGTCGAGACTCAAAGAATCAGCGAAATGGGTTGCAGTGACTTTAGGAAGAGGAGTACGTTCTAAAATTTTTGAGATAAAGTATTAAGTTGAAAATTTGACTTTTATGAAAATGTATGATATACTATATATGTAAGATAAAGAAAAGGGGAAATGAAAATGAGACCAACTGTAGAATCCGTATTATCAACAATTTATATGAGCGTACCTGTTGTTATTGTAACAAATAACGATAGCAGAAAGGTAGACTTGACAGGCAGAGTTACTACACAAGATGTTGAGGATGGTTTAAACCAAGACATTTTTGAAGATTATTATGTCGCAAATATTGATTTTGACAGTGAAGCACTCTGTATCACTGCTTCTCCTTATGATAACGACGAGGACGACATTTACTTCGTTGATTAAAAACTGACAATTAAATAATTTGCAACTCTTTAATAAGATTCTATGCAACCATGTGAAGACTCCGGTTAAGAGAGCATGGGCTTTCCGAATACTCCTACTGTGAGCAATGATGATAGTTGTTGAACGCGGTGGTTCGGTGGTAGGCAACCAAGCCGAAGGAGAGGCAACTCAAGAGTAAGGAAAGGCGCAAGAGTCACCATTTAGATAAGGCTGGGGATGGGGTCGCAGGATTAATATACGGTCGCCGAAATGCGATACGAATCCTTTAAGTCCTAAGCGTGACAGCTTAGAGAAACTGAAGGAAGTGTCAAAGGAACTGTATTGTGGTTGATATTGGGAAACCAAAGTATAAGACCAGTTTTCTCCGAACGAGTAGCACAAATCCACAAACACAATGGACAAATTGAGGTTTAGAAGACTTTAATGTAACAAGATAGAACCAAAGCTGAACACCGTGTGAAAGTTGAAAGTAGGCAATCTTTCTGCATTTTACTAGGAGTTGTCCTAGGTTAGAGGAAGCTAAGGAGTAGCTAACTTAGCTCAGCCCTCTTTCGTGCATGGCTGAATAATAAAATGAAGATGACTTGAGTAGAGTGAAGGCTCGCATAAAATCTTATTAAAGGGTTGCAAATTGGCGCTTAACGGCGCCCTTTTTTGCATTTTATAGAAGAAAAAACTACTTATAAAAGAAAAGGTGGTGGTTTTATGGCAAATAAAAGCAGTTTTGCAGTTGAAAATATGATAGGAAAATATGTTTATTATGATGGGCTAAAAATCACACACCCCGCGCTATACTCAGCCGCGAGACACAGAACGCAAGCCATCACAAACGCGCTCGAAAGCAAAGATACTTCTTCAAAAGTCGTTTCAAATCTATTAACTCTCGCGCGCAGTGAGGCAGAGAAAGAAAGGGCGCTCTTGGTTAATGTCTTTGGATATGAGGCTAGCTCCTTTGACCTAAACAGCCCCTCGGCTTATGCAGATATTCTTAAGGGGATAAATGCGGCAATGAACATGAAGGGCGCAATCGAGCGTACTATTTATAGAATGAATAATTTGAAGAAAAAAAACGGAGAAGATTCAAACTCCGCAATCACTCCTGATAACTTCTTTGCAAACTATTTCTTAACTGCATGGGATAGCGAATCACAAAAACTAGAAGAAAAGATTGACGCACTCGCGCAAGCTACAATTCCTGTTGTTGGTGAAGCCATTCCTGATAGTTTTAAAGCCACCGTTGAAGAATACATGGACGAGGCAGTTAAAAATGCAATGAACGAAGCCCTCTCAAAGATGATAAATAGTAAAGTCATGAACAAGAAAGACTCTAACATGACGGAAGAAGAAAAAGAACTAAAAGAAGTTTATAAAGACCTTCAAAATAATTTAGGTAGAATTAGAGAGAGTGGCACATTAGCAGACGCTTTATATAAAAAATATAATATAGACCAGTTCTTGAATAATATGTTAAAAGGCATTCAAAGAACAAGAAAAATCAGTCGCGCGCGAGATAAAGTGGGGTCAAAGAAAGACCTTGAGAAACTTATTCCGCGTGGGTCGGCGCTCAGTAGAGTTCGTGGAGAAGCACATGAAGACTTCATGAAAGCCATTATCGAACAAGTAACATCAGGAATCAAAGGTGGTTTCAAAGGTGGAGTCGGCAGTGTCTTAAGTTCAGGGGTAACTAAAATGAAAGCCGACTTGATGGTTAGTTATGGTTTAGATACTTCTCGTCTTAACGACATTATTAATATGTCTAAAAAAGACCTAGATAAAAAGGATGGGAGTCAAATACGAGAACTTTCAGTAGAAAAAGGAAAAAATATTGCTGACGAACTAGCGAAAATTAATGATGGTTTCGTTGTTATGATGAGCGCGAAGGACTATGGTAAGAGTACTATCTCAAAAATGGGTGGTTTTCATGGTGGAACTTATTCCCTAAACAATATTGGCGCGCTCGAAGAATATGTGCCTAACATGGAGAACGTTGTATTTGCAGTAATGAATGCCGGCACAGGAGCAGTCGGCGCTAACCTAGATGGGGTAGCTAACACAATAGCAGGTGCAATAGGTCATCTTCTCTTTGATGATGTGACAACGATTGGGAATGTACAAAAAGGTAGTGGACGCGCTATCCATATGTTCTCACTAAACGGAGTGTTTGTTCCATTAAGTTTCTTCTTGTCACAAGTAGCAACATCAATGATGGAACTCGCTACTAGTCAAATGGTGAAAGTAAGGATTAAGACAACTTCAACTCATTATAGCCAGTTGGCACCATCAACAATCGAACAGTGGAATGACGAGCGCGACTCGACTCTAGCACAAAGTAAAATTACCGTAATATTTTTTAGAAAATTCCTAAAAGTGTTGAATGAACTTGGTTAAAATTTGATTTTTACCTTATTTTTGTGTATACTATATATATAAACTGATTGAAAGGAGGTCTAATTATGACCTATAAAATTATTTTTTGGCTAGTTTTCTCAGGAACTGTTCTTTGGACAGCCTATCACGTTGCGAACTTCTACGTTGGAGCGGACACTACTAAAGGAGAAGACGTTTTCTCGAAGTTAGCGGAGAACAAGATTAAGAAACGTTTTTGTACACTCGGCGCTAACTATGCTAGAGATGTAGCAAGAGAAATAAGAGATTCAGCCTTTGTATCTCAGACCATGTTTGATAAAATCATTGACGGCATTTATGAAGCAGTTAGCAGAGGGTTGCCAAGCATTGCGATTGAAATTCCGAAAAGCGCAAATCTTAACTTTGACGGACTTCAGCGCGACTTGACTGACCTAGGTTATACAGTACATTTAAGTGAAGAAGAAGACAATATTCTTCTTGAAATTATTTGGGGTTATTAAGGAGGGATACTATTAATATTTTACATTGAACATTAGTAATTGGTTTAGCGCTATGTCACACAGGTGCGCGCGGTCATAAAAAGCCTGTTCCAAAACATACTTGCGAAGAAGTAGCCGAGCACGCGGTTGTAGGCCCACATTTTGAAGAGGTAGAACCTTATTTCACTGAGGGAACGGCGCAAGAAAGTTTTGAGAAAGGAGAAAAAAGAAAAGTTCGTGTGACTTATTACTGTCCTAGTTGTAATAGTCCGAGGGGTAGTCACAAAAGTGCCTCGGGCGCTCGATTAAGAGAGGGGCATGTTGCATACAATGGCGCACCTCTTGGGAGCACTATTGAACTAGACGGAAAGAAGTATAAAGTAGTAGATAGATGTGGTATACCAAACACTGTTGACATTTTTAAAGACACATCAAGTTGTCACTGCAGTGGAGTGAGATATGCTACTGTTTATATATATAAGAAATAGGAAAGAAGAAGATAACATGAACGAGATTAAAGTTAAAATCAAGGACTTAGAAGAAATGATTAAGAATTACGGTGTAGAAGATAGAACCACCGTAATCATTGAAGAGTTGTCGGAACTGGCGCGAGCTATTTCAAAGTACAAACGCTACATCCTTAATGTAGAATATTATTATAAGGATAAGAGACATAATAAAGATGAAATACTCGCCAATATTCATGAAGAGATGGCTGATGTTCTTATTTGTTTAGGACTATGCAAAGAATATTTTGATATTGATAACGAAGAACTACAAGAGATTATTGATAGAAAGATGAAAAGAAATATTGATTACATTGATAGTGATTCTCAAGATAAAAAAAAGAATAGATAAGGAAGGAGAAAATTTATGAAAGACTTAGTATTGATTGTAGCCCTCGTGCTATTTATCAGTGGTGGATTGTGCGTTCTACTACTTGCAGTATTGAACTTCAACGCAATGATTTCATATAATGGTAGAATCACACAGATTGAGAATGACCTCAATGATTTGAAATATAAACTCACTAGACACATTTGGGTAGATGAACATGAAAACAAAAAACACAAAAAGCCATTACATTATAAATTATGATAAAGATACTATGTGTTATTATTGTCAAGTTGAATATAATGAGGGATTTAGCGTTGGATTTAGAATATCTGTGAATAAGAATAACTATACTCTTAATGACGAAACTATTATCAAACTTATAAAGAAATCCATTTCGAAACATTGGATTCCACATATCAAGAATATAAGGTATAGTTTTGTCGGTAAATTCAAAGATGGAAAATATTATGGATGAGGTGATTATATGGAAGAAAGTACTTATCATGCTTCTGATATTAAAGAGTTAAAAGAAGAGCTTGAGTTTCGGAAAAAAGAAATCGAGTTTCACCAAAATGCAATTGATGATATTAAAGTAGAACTAAATAAAAGAAGAAGTGAAATTCGTGATGAATATCAGAATAAATTAAATAATCTAGTTAGCGAAATTGTTAAAGATGGATTTGAAATCAAGTTCGTCCAAACCGAATATGGTTTATGTCCTAATAAGATTGATTATAATTTGTTTGTTGATTACAATGATGAATCTATGATAATTTAATAAGGAGAAAATAATATGAAACTCAACCACTTAATGCCAGTACTCCCCCTTTATGAAACAATTAAGCTTTTTGGGGAAGTGGATAAAATAGGACAATTAACGATGGCTTCTGTTATTGACGATAATCTTGGTTCATATGATGTGCGCGCCCTTGAAGTTAAGAATGGAACTTTAAATATCACTCTTAGTTGTTCAAAAGAAGAACTAGGAAAGGCGCTAGAAAAAGCGAGAGAGGAAAGGTGGGAAAGATGACAACATTTTTCTTTGTTGTTTTCTTGTTAGCTTTTTCATCTTATCTTTTCAAAGACTAGAAAAGGAGGAAGAGAGATGATTTTTATTTCGGGCGATTGTCACGGTGGAATTGATGTCGGCAAGTTAGTCAAGTGGTCATTGTTTGAATTTACAAAGATAACCGAAGACGACTATCTCATAATTTGTGGCGACTTCGGCTTCATTTGGGAGAAAGAAGAAACGAAGAATGAAAGAGAACAACTTGATTGGTTGGATAAAATACTTCCTTGTAAGGTTTTATTCGTAGACGGCAATCATGAAAACTTTGATAGACTAGATGCTATGGACGAATACTTGTGGCACGGCGGAAAAATCCATAAAATCAGAGACTCAATCTTCCACCTAATGAGAGGTCAAGTTTTTGAAATTGAGGGGAAGAAGATTTTCACAATGGGTGGAGCGCCGAGCGCAGACAAAGCGCAAAGAATTGCAAAAGAAGACAAATATTTTGCGTACCATCCTGAAGAAGAGCGTTATAGTTTTCTTTGGTGGGCGCAAGAACTCTTTTCAGATGATGATATTGCTGAAGCAGAGTATAACCTTGCAAAGCATAATAAAAAGGTAGATTATATTATCACACATTGTGCTCCATATCAAGTAGAGGAAGATAACTTCCACTTTTATCGTGACGGTTGGGGCGCATACTCAACGAGAAATCAGAGGTATCTTGACATTTTAAAGAGTGTTGTAGATTATGAAAAATGGTATTGCGGACACTATCATATAGATAGATGGCTTGACAAGAAAATCCGTTGTATTTATAATGACATTGTTCCGCTATATGGCGAAGAGGAGGAAAAGAATGGACAAACAAGCGAGAGAGAAGTTCCTGGACTGTCTTGAGAAGAATGAAACTTATGTAATTGTCTATGCGGTGCCGAAACACAAAAAAGAAAGAGGTACTTTTCTCTTCAATGGACACATTGACCGAAAGGCACGCTTTGTGCTAGAAGATTTTGACATTGTTCACTTTAAAAAAGGAATTAATGGAGCGGTGAGAATTTTTGTTACTCCTAAGGAGGTTTGATATTAGTGATGTTGACAACTGAATTAGTGCGCGCCTACGTTAATGGCGCCCCTTTCTATTTAGTGGAAGGGGTTAGTGAAGTAAAAATAAATGATGCGCTCAAAATGCTATCGTACTTGGACACAAGCGCGCTCGTGTATCGGACAGAGAAAGGAAGTATTTATTTCATTTTTTAAGCAAGGGAAAATATAGATTTTATATTTTCTCTTTTTATTTGCTTTTCTAGAAAATTTTTGATATAATATATATAGAAAGTTAAGAAAGAGGAAAGATAAATGGCGAATTTAAAAATTTTTACAACTAACGTAGAGGCTAAAGCCTTAGAACAAATTAATACTTTAATTGCACAACCTTCTTTTTCCGACTGCAAAGTTCGTATAATGCCTGATGTTCATGCCGGCGCCGGTTGTGTTATCGGATTTACTGCAAACTTAGGTGAGAAAGTTATTCCAAACATTGTTGGGGTTGACATTGGGTGTGGCATGTTGACAGTCAACCTTGGTCAAATTGACATTGACTATGCGAAGCTTGACGAAGTGATTCGTACATATATCCCAAGCGGACGTAACGTACATTCAGTCGAGACATACCCAGTTGAGAAAATGGAACAGCTATATTGTTGCAAGGCACTGAAGAACAAAGAGAGAGTTAGATGTTCCCTTGGCACACTTGGTGCGGGTAATCACTTTATCGAGCTTGACGAGGACATGGGAGGTAACAAGTATCTCGTTATTCATTCAGGTTCGCGCAATCTCGGTAAACAAGTGGCAGACTATTATCAAAAGGTCGCTATTGATAATCTTTATTATCGCGTCAATGACTTAGCCCAGGCGCGAAAAGAATTAATTGCGTCATTAAAAGCACAAGGTAGAGAAAGAGAAATATCAGGAGCGATAGAAGAGCTTTGCAACTCTTATAAAGTAAAAACTGGAAATGTTCCAAAAGAATTATGCTATCTTGAGGGCGAGGATAGACTCAATTATCTCCACGACATGAAGATATGTCAAGAATTTGCCGTAGCTAACCGTGCAATGATGGCTGATATAATTTGTCGCCATATGCACTGGACACAGGTGTCATCGTTTGAGACAATACACAACTATATTGAACACGATACAAACATGGTGCGTAAAGGAGCCATCTCCGCAAAAGAGGGTGAACTCTTGTTGATTCCTATTAATATGCGAGATGGATGTATCATTGGAATTGGCAAAGGTAATGAAGATTGGAACTGCTCGGCTCCTCATGGCGCAGGTCGTCTCATGAGCAGAAGAAAAGCTAGAGAAAATGTTTCATTGGAAGACTTCAAAGCCTCAATGGAAGGTATCTATACTACTTCAGTTAATCAATCTACACTTGATGAATCGCCAATGGCTTATAAACCAATGGACGAAATACTTGAGAATATAAAAGATACTGTAGAGGTTGAATGTATTATCAAGCCAATTTATAATTTTAAAGCGTCTGAATAATTTGAAATTTCTTAAAATTTTGGTATAATATATATAGAAAGTAAGAGGTAGAAACAATGAAATTACGAGACTTGTTAGAAAAAGTTGAACCTTTTGAAGAGGTTCTAATCTCAATTCCAGACGGAAGTGGACATGGCTTAGAAATTAAGGTAAACTCAATAGCAGTACATGATAAATCGAAAGTAGTTCACGGCGCGCTAGATAGTTTAATGTCAAATGAAGTGAAAAGCTTTGGCGCCGATTATGAAAAAGGAATGATTGTTGTCGATTTAGAGTGGAAGAAAGGAGATAAGTAACATGGCAGAAGCTTATAAGTTAATAATTGATTCAAGATATTCCTATTACACAGAAAGAGTCTTAGAGAATGGAGAATATAAATACAAACTATATGGTACAGACAGTATCATCCCTCATAGCGGAGGTAGAGATTGTACCATCAAAAAATGTGAGTTAAATTACTATTGGGTAAGAGACATATCAGGGAAAGAATACTTCATTGAAGACCCACGTCCTGTCAATGAAATTGAGGGTTACGCAGAGTCAGGTAGTTCATTCTTATATAGCTACGAAGTGGAAGTTGGGAATTTGCACCTTGAGAGATACAAAGGAAAAGCAATGAAAGAAATATTAACTGATGACAAATATTTTGAATCGCTGAGAAGACGAAAACTTGTGCTCCGTGTTGATTACATTGTGTCGATTGCAGAGGTGGTTTAAATGGGTACTATTCGTGTTAGTAACCTTGTAAAGTTCTATCAGTTTGGAGGAATATTGTGCGAAATGCTTATCGCGTGGGAAGAATGCGAGAAAACCAATGATAAGAAATTAGTGCTTTCCGTCGCAAGACAGGACGCTGAGCGCGCGCTCAAATGTCTTGAGCGTTTGCAGTTTATTAGTGCTGAACAACGTGACACTTGCATGATGGTTGTTCAAGAATATTATAAAACTATCACTAATGGAGTTATGAATGATGATTGTATTTATGGTTATTATGATATGCTTAAGGATGCGACTATCACCTATATGGAACTAAGAAGATTGTTATTTGAAACGCGTGAAGATTTTGAAGAGTTGAGACGATTTTTTCAAGGTGTTGATATTGCCTTAGATAGAGTGACACACGGAATGATTACGGACATTAGTTAGGAGGAAATGGAGAGAAATAAATTAATTCAGTTTAATTTTTCTCTCTTTTTATTTGCTTTTTCAAAAAATTTTTGATATAATATATATAGAAAGTGAGAGAGAGAGAGGAAAATGGTAGAAGAGGAAATTGTACATTTCTTAAAATTGTATAAAACACATCTTATGAATAAAGTATATTGCCACATAGAAGAAGTGCCTGAAAGGTATCACTATGAAAGTCACCATAGAGGATATGACCATTTAGGAAGTCTTGGATGGGATACCGTTAAAGTAGTTGATACATATAAAAAGGAAGTAGTTAAGAAGAAAATCAATAGATATAACGTAATAGACATTGTGGAGGAAGTTATCGAAGGCAATGGATGGATAGAAAGCGAGGGATAGATATGTCTAACTGGACTCATGTCGCAGGAGTTATCCGTGTGGATAGCTTGAGAATTAGCGACATAGATTTTGATAAGATTTTCGGAAAGGAATGTTTATGGGATTCACCTCATGAAGTATGGGAGGACGCGAGAGAACATCCTGATAAGTATTTACCAATGGGGACTGAGGGGAGTCTTCAGAAGAGCGTGTGGGAAAATCCCGATAGAGCGTGTATAGCCGCTTATACCGTCACTATCTTTGGAGATTTGCGCGACCACGACACTACTTCTGATATTGTTGAATGGTTTAAAGAAAAATGTAAGTCATTGGGGACACGAAATGCAGTGATAACTGTAGAGAATGAACTGAATGGTACGGAAACATATACATACTCATTCGAAGAGGACGAGGACGATTGGGTTTACTTGGAAGATATTTAGAGAGAGGACATTGGAGATGGCAAGTGAAGATAGAAAATTAGCGATTGAGTACCTTGAGAAGATGAAAGAAGATTATATTGAGGGAGAGGGATATGAGAGATACCCTCTAGCGGAATGGTTTGTGTTAGATGACGTAATTAAATGGTTGGAACAGGAACCTTGTGAGGACGCTATAAGCCGAGCTGAAACAGTTCAGTTTTTAGCAGACCATTCAAATGATTTCAAAGATACAAGTTTTAGAATGGCACTTAAAACGGCATCATCATTGGTTAATAATCCTCATAATTTACCATCCGTAGCGCCCGCGCGCAAGAAAGATAAGAGTAATGCAGACAATAAATATAAAGAAGTCGCTATGGACGTGCTTGTAAAATATATAGAAAGCGAGCAGTCACTAATAGCTGAATATAGCGGAAATTTTAAAGAATCAGCAATGACGCTTAAGAAACAGACAATGAAGTATCTCGAAAAACTTGGCGAAGACGAGAACGCGTTTTATAAACTCATTAAAGGTCAGTGGATAGCTGATTTACTACGAGAAGAAAGCGAGGAAAACGAAGATGAATGAAGAAAGAATTAAGTTTGTATTATTAACTGCCATAAGTGGGGTAAAAACATATATCAGAGTGGACGCTATCGTTCAGTTAGTCGAAGAGGATGATAAAACTTATTTATACACTATAAATGACAGTGCGCCTATGATTGTGAAAGAGCGCATGGAAGAAATCGTAGCTAGAATAGGAGATACATTATGAGAGTAGATTCAAAAGAGAAATTAGAAAGAGCGCTATCCGAAGTTGGGATAGTTGGAGAATGGGTAGAACCAGATAAATATGGGTACAGTAGGCTATATGAATTTAATACTCGCGGAACTAATGTAGTTATAGAATGGTATTGCAACTATCCTACAATCATGATTGGTTCAGCAAGTATGAGTTTCACTCACATTAATGTGTTCCGTGGTTGTCATGGAGACAGAGAATGGATTGAATTTACATTTAAAGGAGAAAATCCATTGCGCTTAATGATTAAAGGATAGACCTCGCGCTCAGTGTAACAAATGGTTAACTGTAAATAGGAGAAGAGAAATGAGAAAAGAAAAACCTGTAACAAATGGAGATATGTTTTTTACTATTTATCCACGAGCCGTCAAAAGCAATTTCGTATATTCTGATGAAGACATGAAAGATTATGTATTAATTTATTTAAATGATTATGACGAAATGAAAGTTTCTTATGATTGGTGGGTTGCTCCGTATAATGAGGATGGTAAAGGAGAAGAGAAATGAGAAAAGAAGAACGTGAATTTTTAGTCGGATACCTCGAAAACATGAGAGACAGTTATATTGGTGGCGAAGGACATGATAGGTACCCTTTGTCCGAATATGAGGCTCTCGATATGGGAATCGAGGCAGTACGAAAATTAGAGAAGATTGAAGGAATTATTAAAATCCATGACTACGATAATATGGTAGGATATTCCTTTTGTGTTGATAGGATAAGAAGGGTTTTAGGTGAGGAATAAAGTGATGGCGGTACAATGTAAAATATTCGGGCATCAGTGGAGAATCAAACAGCGTTCAAATGTAATTCAGTTTGACGATATGGGTTATCCGCTAAGGCTGTTTATATGTGAATGTAAATATTGCATGAAGTCGGAACAAATGTGGATTGACAGTACTGAATGTAAAAATGATGTAGTGCTTAAATGGTATAATGACAATTATATACCAATACCGCCGAAAGTAGAAAGTGAGGAATAGGAAATGAAAATATTAGGAACTACGTTATTTACTATGTCAATCATAAGTTGGTTAGGATTGTTGCCATGTCTAATTATGATTGGAGTATCGCCAAAATCAAATGTAAACCAAGTGATGTCTGTCTTTTGTGTAATGCTATTAATGTTGATAATTTCAACCATAGCATTGGAGATGTTTTCTAACATGTAGAAAAGGAGAAATAACCTATGGCAAACGAAGTAAATGAAAAATACTGGATATGCTGTTCGCTCTGCGACAATGACAAGTGCATGAAAGGCACAGACAAGTGTGAAGCAGAGAAGTGTGAGAAAGAAGAAAAAGCTTTATCGAAGAGATTCAGGCAGATGGCGAAGAAAGCGAGAGGTAAGAAATGAAAACATTATTTAAATATATTCTAATAGCCGCAATAGTTTCAATAGTCCCTTTGGTTTATGCCCTTTGGTTTGTTACTCATTGGCTCGTATCTCGTTAAGATAAAAGAAGTGAGAATTAGATAAGGAGAGTTAGTTATGGGATATGTGATTGAATTTATGATGGTAGGAATGATTTTTGTATTAATCTGTTTAGCAATTAATAATATTGAGAATGCAGACAACATTCATGATGTTATTGGCGACATTATGAGTTTAGTATTTTCCATTGCTTGCCTAATTGGATTTGTTGTTCTTGCTATTGTAGTATCATAAATGTAGATAAGAAAGGTGGAGCAGTTGTGATAGTTACAGGATATAAAATTATTATGAATAATGATAGTGTATATACTTATGATACTGTCCAAGAACCTAGTGATTTTTTGGAGAGGGTAAGCCACAGTCAGTTTATAGAAGTATATAAATATGCAACTGAAAATGATGGTAGAGCCGTAAGACTTACTGTATTTATATCTACAAAAAATATTAGTGAGATTATTCCATGTGAATGCTAATAACCAATCGAAAGGAGAGACAAAATGAGAACGTTAGAAGAAGTGATTAAACTTATAGAGGCGCGCATAGAAGTTGATGAAGAGGTAATAAGTGAATGTGACCTGAATAACTATCATGAAAAAGATAGGGCTCAGTCTTATGGAAGATATGTTGAATGGAACAGACAAATCGTTAAGTGGTTGAAACAGTTGCAAGAAGTACAGAGAATAGTTAAAGAGTATTACTATACTCCAACAGAAGTGATGGACTGCTCTGACGCTTTCAATATGGTACGCGAAGTGGTAGGTGGGGAAAATGATTAAATGGTTAAAAAGAAATCCCTGTAAAGAATGTATTTATTATCGCCCAAAGGATAATATCTGCCGTTCGAAACAGTGTGCAAGTTGTGGTTGCCATCCATATGTTAGTTGGATTGACAGACTTTTTTGCGAACCACTCAAACCATTCAAGAAGAGAAAGTGAGGAATAAATATGACACTTGAAGAAGCAATTAAGCGCGAAGAAGAAATGGCAGACTGTTGTGAATATGATGCAACTAAGTTAGATTTACAAGACCGTTATGAAAATTATCTTGCCGGTGAGTATGGTGAGACTGCCAAAGAATGTAGACAGCGCGCTGAATGGTTTAGAGAATTGAAGAGACTAAGAAAACTAGACCGCGCGCTCGACAAAATAGAAGACGAGATAACACAGATGGATTTTAATTTTGATAATTATTGCGACAACACAGAAACGATTATAGAAATGGTGTGTGAAGTCATTGACAAGTATAAGAAAGAAAATGAGGAATAGTGTTATGACGTTAGACGAAGCAATAGAGTATGAAGAGACAATAGCAGACGCTTGCAAAGCCCAAGCAGATATGCGTGACCTAGATGACCCCTATGCAAGAAAAGTTGCTTATGAGAATGACAAGTGCGCCAAGGAGCATAGGCAAATTGCGGAATATTTAAAAGAGCTAAGGAAGTTAAGAAAACAAGACCGCGCGCTCGACAAAGTGAGAGATGAAGTTGAAAAGCTCGAAGTCATTGAGCAAATATATTCATACGAAGGACATACTTGGGCTATGGATATGAAAGAAGATGTATTAGAAATTATTGATAAATATAGAAAGGATGGAGAGTAAATGCAAATTATAATTAACGTACCTGGCGCATTTGGAACTGATATAAACGATAAGTTCCAAGATTTCTTCAAAAGACTTAAGGAAGAAACAAAAGCGCACATAAACAATGAAACTGAATTATTGTGTGGCACTTATGAGTTAGAAACGATTGAAATGTTCCTAGACGCTTTTAAAGAAATGAGAGTTATTCCTGATAATGCAACTAATGGAGACGTACTGAAAATGAGCTTTCCAAGTATTGGCTTCCATGAGATGGCTTACACTGTACATGCAGTAGAAGATGTTTCTATAGTTGGTGGAGCGGAAGGTAAGATAAGTTATGACTTTTGGAAGTATTGGTGGAACTCACCATATAAAAACGAAGTGGTAAAAATGAGTGAACCTCCGACTCAAAAGCAGAAAGATTTTGCAAAAGTGATAGAAAAAGTAACAGGCGCGCCCGCACCAGATATGGAAACTAAACAAGCATATTCATTATACATAAGCAAGAATATAAACAATTATAGACGCATAAAGAAATGGGAACGCGATGTAGAATACTATAATTGGGAAAACGAATTTTTGAATGGTTGAGAGGTAGAAAAAATGACAAAAGAAGAGGCATTAGACAGAGTTGAGGGGTACCTCACTTCTTATTTAGATATGGAAGACTATGAAGAAGTAGAAGAGATTGTTAAGGCTTTAAAACAAGACCAAAAAACAGGACATTGGGTATTAGTAGACGTAGAAGGAGATAGTGCGTGGCATTGTAAATGTTCGAGATGTGGCAAAGACCCTCTACATTACGTTTGTGGTTCAGAGAACTGGTGGTTAGCTAAGAGTCACCTTCCAAAGTTTTGTCCTAATTGTGGAGCGCGAATGGAGGTAGAAGAATGAACAAGCTACTAACTGCTCACTTTCTACCATCTACCATTAATTTGCTTTTTCTCAAAAATTTGGTATAATATATATAGAAAGTGAGGAGTAGATTATGGAATTAGTAATTAATTTAGATGATGAAATCTACGAAGTATTAAAAAATGGCGGAACAGTGGTAAGCGGACTCCTAGGTGGGAAAACATTTTTGTCAAAGGTATGTATGGCAGTGGTAAGTGGTGTGCCACTCCCTAAAGGACATGGGGATTTGATTGACCGTTCAAACTTGTTATGTATTAGTGAATATGACGGAGAGAATGAAAGAATATATGTTCCATATTATGAAATTGAAAATGCTAAACCGATTATCAAGGCAGACAAGGAGAAATAAACTATGTACGATTACAGTATCATTTTGAAAAACGGAAAGGTTGTAAACATCAAAGCTGATAGAGTCTCGTGGGATGTAGAGGACAGGAGTGTATCCTTCTTTAGCCGTAAAGACGCGCATCACCTTGTTGCAGTACTCAATGTAGACAGTATAGTTGGTTTTATAAAAACAGACTATATGACGGAGAGCAAAGATGAAAGATAATGTCTATTGGGTTATATTTAATAGGCTAAAGAAAAAATATCCGACATGGAACAAGAAGAGAGTCGGAACAATCGCCACAAGACTAAGATGCAAAACAAAACAGTTATAAGAGAGGAAAGAGAAATGAGAACTGAAAGACATTATGACCTTGAATATCTATCATACCTAAAGAACACTAGAGACGAATCGGTAAAGCTCTATAAAGTCTATTCTTATGAGGAAGATTATGTTAGGCATCAATGGTTTTTCTCGTCACTCAAGAGCGCGGAAAAATTTGTTCTTGAACTTAAAAAGACAAGTGACATGATAGACATTTACATAAAAGAATTACAGTGCTATGTAGATGATGTAGGACTTATATGGGTAAAACATGTGCATTATATAACTGATGATTAAAGGAGAGAGTGAGAATGTGGAAAGACGTTGTAATTAGCGAAAACTATCAGAAAGGACATACGTTCAAAGAGGCGCTAGAAAATAACTTTAAGAACTGCGACATTACCTATGACGATAAATACGTTTGGGTTATTGTAGATAATGAGGACGGTGTTGATTCAGTGTACACAACCGAAATGAAACTGGTTGATATTTACGAAGACTTAAAAACAAAGATTGAAGAAAAGGTTTTTCGTGAAAGTTCATTTGATGACCTTCTTAAAAGAATGGACTGGGCGCTCAAGAGTATTGCAAATGGCAACCTTGATTCATATAAGACCTTTGCTCGCGCGCTCGATTATGCTATCAAATATGCAGAGGGCACAAGTCGAAACTTTGTAGTCAGCGAAGAAGAAAGAGACTCATTATTAAAGGAAATTGATAAGCACCTTTTCGGAGAAGATAGGATTGAAAAAATTTCCAAAAATTTCGAGGGTAAAAAAATTCCCAAAAAATTTTTCTAGAAATTCCAAAGCCAAAAATTTTCCAAAAATTCCGAGGTTAAAAATTTTCTAGAAATCTCAAAGTCGAAAATTTTCTAGAAATTCAGAAAGGAGAAACAACCATGTTACAGCTTATTGTAGGAATTATCATCTTAAGCGTTGCGCTCGTTGCGTTATGCGAACACTAGTGAGCGCTCTTGACCGGAATATGACCGCGCGCTAAATAGATTGGAGAAAGAAAGAGACACACCCCTCTTTCTCATTTTCCTTTTTTAACATCAAAACCATCTCTTCTTAAAAGAGAAGAAATCTAATAATCGAAAGGAGATAACAATGTACTACTATCACGACTTACAAGAACCTAAAACAAACAAAGAACCTTATGACGAGTTGAGCGCCGAGTTTGAAGACCTAAAAACCTACTATGAAACGCTCCAACGTGATATTAAAAACGGAGAAGAGGACACCATTTCGGACATTATTCTTTTCAACCACATCACATTCATTTTGAACCATGTCGCAAAGCTTACTGACCTTGGTAAGATTGATTATGCAGAGGGTAAAGATATTTATAGACTAATCTCTCACACGATTGGTTTAAGAGAGGACTATACAAAAGAGAAAGTAGACGACAAACTGCGCAAGATTTTATCAAAGCCAATAAAAATAAATTGGTAGCCGGCGCTCAATATGAAGTCGAGCCCCTGCTACTAACCCTTTTGTCGAAAAATTTGACAAAACTATGACCGCGCGCTCAATTAACTTTCGTAGATAAATAGGAGAGATGGCTATTAGTTTAAAGAGCAAAAAACTGCTCGCCTGTCCTCAAAAAGAGAGTAAAAGGAGGAAACCAAATGAAAAAAGTAATAGAGTTCTACGAGAAAAAGAAAGAAACCGACCCTCTAATCTCAAAAGAAGTCGGAAACCTCACAATTCTAGAAAAAACCGAAATGCTCGATAGAGGCTATCCTGTCTACAAGTGCTCCTGTGCCTGTGGTCGCACCGCTTATCTAAGCACGGTGGCTCTCTTCCAAAAAGGGTGGAGAACATGTGGATGTGGCATGTCAAAAGAAGTTGCCATTCTGTGGCGAGTGCTCAAGTCAACAGGCTTGGTGGTTAAGCGAAAAAAGAAGATGCCTGGTTGTCTGAACGAAGACGGCTACACCTATAAATGTGACCTAGCTCTCCATTACGCGAATGAACCGGATGCCTGGGTCTACATTGATTATGCGCCCGCGCTAGAACAACGAGAGAGAAAAGCTAAATCGCCGTTATTGTATGTCGCGCTCACTAAATCTGACTTGAAAGAATTGGAAAAATCAAGTGGAAAAGAAGTCCTGAAAATTTTGTCATTTTTGTTGGGGAAAAGTCTAGTGTAAAGCGAGAAAAAGTCTACATTGTGTTGTAATAATCTTAAAGAAAAAGGGAAGTAATCATTGTTAATAAAAAGTGGGTCGCTCTTTTTTCGCTTCTCGCTTTTTGTTTCTTTTTTGGTGGGGTTCGTTTTGTTTGCGGTGGTTGTTTCCGCGCTCGCTTTCTTTTCCTTTTTTCTCTCGCTTCGCGGCTCGCTTTTGCGCTCGCCTCTTCGCTTTCTTTTCTCTTTGTTTTTCCGTGCTCCTCTTTCCCTTTGTTTTTTCTCCGCGCTCTTGTTTCCGCGCTCGTTGCTCCTCGCTCGCTTTTGCGCTCGCGGTGCTTTCTCTTTGTTTTTTCCTCGCGCTCGTTTTCGTTTGTGTCTTTTCGCGCTCGCTTTGTTTCTGTTTGCTTTTGCGCTCGTTTTTCTCGGCTCTTTGTCTTTGGCTCGTTTCTTGCGCTCGTTTCCTTCCTGTTTCCGCTTTGTAGAACCTGTGTGATTGTTCGTGCTCGCTTTGGGCTTCTTCGCCGTTGGTTTCGTGCTCCTGTGCTCCTTCTTTGCTCGTGGTCTTGGTGTGCTCCTTTTCCTCTCGCGTTTTTCTCTTGCTCTCCTACTCCTGCTCCTTTTCGTCCTGTCTTGTTCTCTTGTCGTTTTCTCCCCTTTTCTTTGCGTGTTTCCGCGTTCTCTCTATTGTCCTAGCGTATTCGAGCGTAGTAAAAGGGTCGCTTAGCGCGTGGTAGCGTGTAGTAGCGACTTTGTTTCTTTTTGTGAAAATAGCTTGACAAATGCTCTAAACGTGATATAATTGTAGGGCGATTTTGCTTCGCAAGGCGCGAAAAAAGTTTAAAAAGTTGTTGCAAAAGTGCTAAAATTATGGTATCATATAAGAGAAGAAAAGGAGATAGAGTTATGAACAAAAAAGAGTTGTTAGAAAGATTGGATAAAATCGAATGTAGGTGGTACAATATAGATAGCGCATATAAAGAGTTGCGCAAAATCGCCTTAGAAATTGGTGCAAACGATTTATTAAAAGGATATGTAAATTACGATACATTAAATACCCTTACGAAAAAAGTGTATAACGAAAAAGGCTTATCAGGTGTAAAAGAATTTCTTTATGATGTCGAAAGTTTTGATTATGACGTTTTTTATATTGACCATTACGGCAATGCTAATCAAGTAGGCGCGTGGACGTTATCCATGCTATGGTATAACTTAGAAAAAAGGATAAAAGAGTTATAAAGCCCTTGCAACAGTAAGGAAACTATGCTATAATAGACTTGTGGAGGAAAAGAAGATGTTATATTTTAAAGTAAAACCGGAATATGATAATGTACCTATGTGTTATGTAGATGATGATACAGGATATTTAATACACAATGATATTTTAGTTGCAAATGAACTTTATACACCTAATGAATTGAGCCGTTTAAGAGACGTTAGTTTAGAATGTTTTGAACTAGTAGACGTTAAAGAAGAAGATATTTATTTCTTCTTTGGTGCTAGATTTGAGTCAAGAAACCCTTGCAATCGCTGATTTATTATGTTATAATAGAGTTACAAAAGGGAGGTAAGAACTATGGATAAAAAAGAACTAGCAAAGGCAATAGTCAAAAAAGCAAAAACTAAAACTCAAATTCTCACTGAAACGCGCAAGCGCTACCGTGACGTGGTGGCTAGTGCATTTACGGATGAAGACGTGCTTATCACATCAGCGTCGCAAATTGCTTTCCCCATTGTTTTAGAAAATGGTGATGAATCTTACATTGTTATCACGGTGAAGATACCTAGAAAAGAATATGACCCTTACACCGAAAGTGAGGAATATTTGAGCAAAGAAAAAGACCAGTCAAACGGCTAGTCTTTTTTTCGTTTTCTTGTGAAAAAATTAACAAACTTTTTTCTTGACAAATTTAGGGAATCGTGGTAAAATGTAGGGCATTTTAGGTGTCGTTTTATTTTGTACTTGACAAAAACGTGAAAATGTGATATAATTGTAGGGCAGTTTTGAGCGCGAGCCGGCGCGCGAAAAAAGAAAAAGGAAGAATTAATCTTCCTTTGTATCTTCCACTTCTTTTGTGATGTACGCTCTATATGGTTTATCATTTACTAGAACGAATGTTTTGTTAATTTCTCCTGACTTTCCTAAAATTGAGCTAACTCTCTGTGGAGTAACATTGAACTTATTAGCGATTTCTTCACCAGTTTTAGGTGTATCTTTGCAAAATTCAATCATCTTTTCTAATAACATAGCGTTTTCTTCTTTTCTAGCAATCTCCTTTTTGCTAGGAGTGTTTAATTTGTTTAATGCGATTTTTGCGTAAGCAATTACGCTTTCATCCATTTCACTAGCGATAATAGTTTCTAAAAATTCTCTCTTAGTCATTGTTTTCATACTCTTTTTTCCTTATTGCGCCTCTGCGCCCTTTCTTTATCTTTTCTATATTTATTTTACCATACTTCTTACTACTTGTCAATACTTTTCTTTAACTTTTTTTCTTTTTTTTGAGCACCTCTTTTCTATCTTTCTTTTCCTTTTCTATAATAAGTATATCATACTTCTTATTCCTTGTCAACAACTTTCTTGATAAATTTTAGAAAGTTTTTTCAGTTGTCTTAAATACTTTCCTGTCCTCCTTACATATATAAGTATACACTAATTAGCGCGCAATGTCAACATATTTCTTTAAAAAAGTTTTTTAGAAAAATGATAGAAAAAGCTTGACAAACTATCTAGCGCGCAGTATAATGGTCGGGCAGTTTAGCGTGTTTAACTCTTACAATTTCTTTGAGAAAGTTATAGACAAGTGCGCTTATATATGATATACTAATAATGTAAGGAGGATAAGAAAATGGAAAGATACTTAGTGGATATTAAAATTGTAATTCAAGAAGAATTTCAGGGTGAAAACGAAGACGAAGTTAGACAAAAGGTTGATGATGCATTAGAAGAAATTCCTTTCGATGTATATTCTGAGTATACTATTACTCCATATTAAGGGCTAGAAAAACTAGGTGGCTTAATTGCCACCCTTTTTGTTTTTACTTGTGAAAAAATTAACAAAGTTTTGCCTTGACAAATTGGTGAGCGCGCGGTATAATGGTAGGGCATTTCTTGTGGTGCAATCAAACATAATAAAAAGGACTCTTACAAGCCCTTTTCTTTTTTCTTTTTGTTTGGAATACTCCAACAACGACGGTTGATACCTTTGAATAACTTGCCGTGTCCATAACTCAAACATTTTAACATAATAAACAATTCAATTTTTACATCCTCTAAACCTGTATGACATTCTTCAAAGTCGGTTCTTTTCATGAGATAGTTATAGGCGCACTCTGCGTTTGTTTTCACGTTTCCTGATGGTGACACCTGGTTATTCTCAATAGCCCACTTAATATACTTAATTGTGTTTGCATATGTTTGACAAAATTGTGACCATATACATTCAAACTCTAAACCATATGGGAAGAACCACGTTTTAAAACCATTACTTAAATACTTCATAGTGTTATTGAGCGCGCGCTTGTCAAAATCACAATTATAAGCGCAAACACTTGTTACACCGTACTTTTCCACGATTTCATTAAATTCTTTCCACATGTCGATAAAATCAATTTTTTCCCATTTTTTACTAGCTAAACCCTCATAGTATTGTGGTAGCTTATTAGAGTAATAAGCCGTTCTCATTTTTTCTTCTTCCTTAAAGAAAATATCGTTGATAACGTAACTTCTCTTTTCGTATACGTTCCCTTTTAAGTCACATACGACATAACCTAAATCATATACAAGCGCGTTGTCTACGTCACCTGTAGTTTCTACATCTAATACAATCTTATATTTCTTTTTCATATTATTATCTCTCCTTATTACAATACTTATTATAGCACCTGTTGATTTACTTGTCAACAAAAAATTTGAATATTTCTTTTTCAGAGTAAGCACCTTTTCCCCAGTTTTTTCTATTGAGTGGTTCATCATCAAACAAAACATCACCGTCCTGTTTGAATGTCTCCTTTGGTGTACCATAGGCTACAATCTCTACTCTATCCCATTCTACGGATGGGAGGTGAACTTTGAGCCATTTCTTTTTAGCGCTTGCTACCTTTTTAAGATAGGCGCTAGATGAATTTTTTGAACCCCAACTGATGATACCAATTTTATGCCCTTTTGCTTTTGCTTTGTTAAGTGTTCTTGCAAGGTGGCTTAAGTTTACCATTCCTTTTGCTTTTAGATATGGTGTAGCGTCTTCCTTGCGCAAACTATCGAGCCATCCATCTACATTATATAAATCAGCGAGCGTGCCGTCTAAATCAAAGTATATCATAAGTTTATCTCTCCTTTTCCTTACATATATAGTATAGCATAGGCGCAAGTGGATTGCAAGGAAAAGTTTAAAAAAATTTTTCGTAATTTCTTCTTGACAAATGCTCTAGCGCGCGGTATAATGGTAGGGCGATTTTGGGCTAGGACGTGCGCAAAGTTTTGCATTTTCTTTTCAAAAACTATAGACAAGTGCTCTCACATATGGTATACTATATATGTAAAGAAAAGAGGTAACTAAAATGGATGAAAGATTAGTAAAAATTATTGAAACTGCTCAAATTGATTGGAACCGTTTAATGTGGTGTAACGTACCTGATAGAGAAGAATTATATATTGCACTTAAGGATAGATTAACAGATGCTCAAATTGATGAACTATACAATGCAATACCTATTAATATTACAGGAAACCATTTCTATGAAGTTAGTGAACTTTGCGACTATGTGTCTTATACTATTTCTTTATTTAAAAGAGGTGTCGTGGATATTGACATAGTATATGGAATTGCATATGAGTAAGTTATAGAATCTAGGTGGCAGTCAAGCCATCTTTTTTATTTAGCTTGTGAAAAAATTAACAAAGTTTTTACTTGACAAATTGACGGGCGCGAGGTACAATGGTAGGGCATTTCATCAGGTTTAGCGCCGGCGCTAGAAAGTTTCTTAAATTTCTTCTTGACAAACAAAAGGAAGTGTGATACAATCGTAGGGCGACTGCAAACAAAAAGACTAGATTTTATCTAGCCTTTTAATATTGCGCCATCTCTTAACATTAATATATACATTGCAAGGAACACCGCATACTCTTCTTTTTTCTTCATTAAACTATACAAGTCTCCGTCATCTAGTGCACCTAAATAATCTTCATAATAAAGCCTTGCTACTTCTTTATCAGTAAAACCAGGTTTATATATCTCCTTAGCGCGTGAGTAATATCTTTGTAGCTTATCACCGTCTACATATTCATGCCATACAGGACTACAAGCAACAAACTTGTTGTGCGCAAAACCGGTTGTGATATGTACATCATTCTCCTTATTTGTTAGGAAGAATAAAGGACTAACTAGAAATCTTTCTACGTCTCTAGCGTCTTCAAATAGTCCTAAATCATAGTATACATTGTAAAAAATTGTTTTAATCATTTTCTAGTCCTCACTTTCCATTAGTTTATCCAAAATTTCCATACATTTCCACACCTTATCAGCGGTGAACCAATCATCCCCACAATCGCTTAGAGACTCAAACACTTCTTTTTCCATTTTTTCTCTAGCGTGTTTTACTTTGCGCAAAGGAATCGCGTCAATAGTATAATCATCTATGGCTTGTTTTAGTGGTGGTACTTTTCTTGCTAGGTCTACAATAAATCCCACTTTCATTATTACTTTCATTTTTATCTCTCCTTTTCTCTACACTTATAGTATATCATATTATCTATTCTTTGTCAACAGTTTTCTCTTTATAACCATCCATTACTTCATATACTTTTTGTAATCGTTTTAACCATTTTGAAATTTGTTTGCAATACTTTTCCGTTTTTCTATATTCTTCGACAGCTAACAACTGCTCTAGGGTTTCAAGCTGTAATTGTAGCTTAGTCGCTCTTTCATCCATTTCACTTGCAAGACTATCTACAAAGTCGATTGTGTCGTCCATTGCAAGAATTTCTTCATAAAGTGTCATACCTATCTCTCCTTTTCTTTACATACTTAGTATATCACAGGCGCGCTCAAATGTCAACAAAGAAAAGAAAAAATTATGACGGCGCGCGAGAAAAGTTTTCTCAATTTCTTTATAAAACCACTAGACAAACAATAGAAAATATGTTATTATATACTTGTGAAAAGGAGATAGATAATTATGAGGATGATGAATTATAAAGAATTAATTGAATATTTTAATCTTGGTGTATTTGAGTTAGCGGAGAAAGCGAGAGAAGATAACTTCATTGACGTGGATAAAGCGGAAGAATTGAAAGATATACTTGATTTTCTTAAGCATGAGGGTGTGCTCAGTCAAGGAGAATATTATAAACTATACCTTAACTTAACTAAACTTATTGAGAACCTAGCAAGATTAATTAGAATACAAAAAATTTTGAATGATGATATTTAAAGTTGCCTAGACATACTAGGCATTTTTTTGTTTTAGCTTGTGAAAAAATTAACGTAATTTTCTCTTGACAACCTTTCCGACACGAGATATAATGGTAGGGCAGTGTGACAAGGATGTTCTGCGCGAGCGAAAATTTCTCACATTTTCTTTTAAAAAGTGTAGACAGGCCCACTTAAATATGATATACTAATAATGTAAGGAGAGGTGAGCATATGTTAGTAATAAAAGATACGGAACTTCCAAAGAGTTGTCATCTTGTAGAAATTATCACTTGTAAAGATTGTAAGTATTACAGGAATAGAGATGGTGATGAATGGTGTACAACTCACTCTTTTAAGGATAACAAGTTCTGGGTTAGAGAAGACTATTATTGTGCAGATGGAGAAAAGAGAGAGAAATAGTCTTAGAAAATGCTAGATAATTTAAAGGTATGGTATTCCATGCCTTTTTAATTTCTTTTAAAAACTGTAGACAAGTGCACTTGTTTATGGTATACTAATAATGTAAGGAAAAGGAGGACAAGAACATGAAAGTTACAGGAAGAAGTGTTACAAATAAGGAAAGAGAAATGCTTACTAATATTGCAAATCGTATTGGTGCCGATAATGTTGCAATAGGTTATATGAGTTTTACAGATGGTTGGAAAATGGTTGCTAGATTCTATGATGGTGACGATTTTAAAGATTGGATATTGTTTTAAGGATAAGGTGGCTTAATTGCCACTCTTTTTTTATTTTAGTTTGTGAAAAAATTAACGTAATTTTCTCTTGACAAATACTCCGGCGCGAGGTAAAATGGTAGGGCACTTTGTCACGATTATTATATAACTTTCGTGACAAAAGAAAACGGACTAATAAAGCCCGTTGTAATATGTATCATAAATTTCTTCAAAAGTCGTACCGTCAGTTAGTGCGCCACTTGTGATTTCATCTAACTGCTTAACATCAACTCCTTTATACCAACCTCTATGATACATGGTTCTTTTTGTGTTCAATTTTAAATTCTTAAACAAAGGGTCTTTTTTAATGTACTTCTTATAGATGAATGGGATAACTCCCATCTTCACTCCTACTGATTTACTGAAAATCATTCCTACCGCGAGGGCTTGCACGAGGAAGTAACGTTCTTTTTTAGAATTGAATTTTCCTTTTAAAACAACCATATCTTTATCTTTTGTTAAAGAGTAGATATTAGCAATCGTAATACCTACAATTCTATCATAGTTTTTAGTTTCCATTATTTATCACCTACTTTCTTTATCTTTTCAAATTCAAATACATCTTTAAGGTCTAACATATAAAGGGGATTCGCGATAATATATCCACTCCATATAAGTTTTAACTGTTCTTCCGCTAAAAAATTTTCTAATTCCGTCATAATTCTATTCCAACGTGCCATTACTTCTTTGTGGTGTCTATAGTCACGTTCTAGGTCGTGCATGTCGGCTAACATACTTTCTACTTCTTCAATTTCTTCCTTAGTCATATCTTCCCATTTAAAGCAACCGCTCTTAATTTGCATTCTTAATCCGTTTACTGTTGTATCTCCTAACATATTCTATTCTCCTTTATTATCTTCTTCTACTTCTTTAAGGTTCTTATAGCTTTCATTATTTCTCAAAATTGACATAAAGTTTTCAGCCTGTTCTTTTGTCTCAAAAACTGCCTCTTCTTTTATCCATTTTTCTTTCCATAAAAATTCATAGGTTACAATCATTTTATTTACCTCTCAATCTCTAACATAAGTTTTATTGTTAATAACTACAATACTACCCTCTTCTCTTAGAGCGTCCTTGTATGCCTCCCACCAATCAGAGAAAGTTTCTCCGTCTTCAAAGTCGATAGAATCTCTATTCTCATACATATACTTTTTTAATTCCGCTAGAGTCATCATTTTGCTTTCCTCTCTTTCTACATTCTTAGTATATCATACAGGGGATAATATTGCAAGACTTTTTTCAAGAAATTTTTAGTTTGTTATTTTAGTAAAGAAATTTTCTAGAAATTCGATTTAGAAAAAAATTGTAGAAATTTTAGAAAAATCAGGAATGAAAAAAATTCCAAAAAATTTTTAGGAAAAACAGAAACCGAAAAAATTCTAGAAAAATTCAATTTTCTCTTGACAAACTGGTGAGCGCGCAGTATAATTGTAGGGCAGTTGATGAACACCCTTATCGAGTATTCACCACTAACCTAGCCGGCGCGCTAGAGACTATTTGTCTCCACCACGCTGAATAGCTTTGATTTTAATAAGAGTAGAACCGTCATTCATTGAGATAACTAATGAATCACCATCTTTTTCTTCCACTAGCTTAAAGTCATTGAAAAATTCAACTTCTTCGCCGTCATTATTAATTGTAAACTTAGTTACTTCAAAGAGTGATGTTTTCGCTTTCTTTTCTTTTTCGGCTACTTCTTTTCTAACTACTGCTTGACCTTTCACATAACCCTCACTCTTCCCAATGGAATACATTCCAACTGAAATGACAAATGCAAGTGTAACAACTCCAACTACTTTTAACACTGAATTTAATTTTTTCTTTTCCATCTTATTTTCCTCTTCTTTCTATTTACTTCTCATTGTAACTCTAATTCCCTTTTTGTCACTGTTCTTATCTAAATGATAGCAAGCGCAGTGCATTCTTAAATAACCAATAAGCGCCTCACTTGTAGGAAAGTATTCTATATCATCCTCACTGTAAACATCATCAAAGTTTCCAAACTCAAATGATAGTGTACCTGTTAAACCACGAAGAAACTGTTCGCTTTCCTTAATCATATTGCGGTTTTCTTCATTGACATAAAGCGCGTTGTACTTGTCAATCAATTCCTTTAATCTTCTCCATGCACTCATAACATCACCTAGTGCAAAATACTTAGGTTCTCCATTCTCTTCATAGTTAGCTATATCAGGATGCAAAGCTACCCAACAACAATAGTGTTGAGAGTAAGCTACCCAATTAGAGTCGAAATTGCAATTCCTGTTATAACTTTTACACCAATTCTTTATTGAAAAGCGTGTATGCTCCATCATTACCCATTCAATCACATCTTCACTAATCATTATAACCATATCTCTTATTCCTTTCCTTTATCGTCTTCTAACAAAAGTATCTAATACAATGTAAATTATTATCATGTTACAAACTGAAATAATCGTGTTACAAATTATGTTAACCATATTCCACCTCAATTTCTTAGCGCCCAGTTCACGGCGCGCTCAATCTAATGTAATGTCAAGCTATGAAGAATGATTGATGTTAGAACACCTAATCCAATTAAAGCTACTTGTAAACTCATAACTAAACCTCCGTCTATCTAGTAAATGTCAAATTTTTAATTGCTTCCATCAATGGTCTACTTTCTTCATCATCATCTTCTTCAATTTCTTTTCCCAACTCAATCTCTAGTTGTCTTTCCATTAGTCCAATCAACTTACCCACATAGAAAGCGTCCATGTTATCTCTCATTTTAGGTAAGGTGTTAAGACTTTTATAGATAACGTTTGTTATGATTTCATCAGCACGTTCTTCCGTCATATCTTTTACCCACTTTCTAGCGCCTTGCCACCCACTAGCTTAGCGCCCTTTCTTACCTTACAACTCTATTGTATCACATCATTCAGCAAATGTCAAATTTTTTATTGCCTTTATTTTCTTTTTATCACGGCGCGCTCAACCTAACCTTTCTTTCTATTCTCTTCTTTATATATTTCTTCTCTTATCTTTTCTTTATATTTCTTTTCTATTCTCTTCTATATATAATATAATATCATATAATAAATATAAAGTCAAATTTTATAACACAAAAGATTTTGTTTTATTTATTCTTTTTCTTTCCGCCGCTTTCTTTTTCTGCTTTCTTTTATTTCATCTTTTAGAAATTTACAACTGCCTTGCTCCCTCACTACTTAGCTTTCCTAGGTGCTCCTCTTCCTTGCTCCTAGCTCCCAGCTCCCCCGTGTAGCTCCTGCTCCTGCTCCCAGCTCCTGCTCCTTTGCACGGCGAATACCTGTAGAATGGCACGTCATAACAAGGCGTATATCCGCCATAATCAGCTTGATTACCGTATCTACTACCGTACATAGGGCATTGTAGGGCGACCGTTAAGCGTTGTCAAGCGTAAATTTCACTTTTTTCACCGGAATATCCGAAATTCTTTTCTGATATTCCTAAATTGTATACAGTTTCGGAATATCCTAAATGTCTTGTCGCTTAAACGGATCCGTTCGCGTTATCCTAAATTTCTTTTCTGATTTTTCTAAAATCGTCTGGAATGGAAAAAGTGATATTTTTTGTTGACTTTCGCTTGTCGTTGCCTTATAATAGTAAGCGTAGGGAGGACATAGGGCAAAGGAAAACAAGAAAAAGAAATAAATAAAAAAGTCAAATTTCTTGTTGACATTTGAAAAACCGTCCCTTATAATTAATAGTGTCAAAGGACAAAGCAAAAAAGAAAAGAGGTAAAACAAAATGGAAAAAAAGAAATATTCATGGAGCGAAATGGAGTTGTTACTAGAAGATAGACAAATTGCTACTCAAGATGAAATCGACTTAGTTTGCCATATTAATGGATGGACTGAGGAAAGCATGGAGAACATCTTATATGTACGTTGTGGATATAGAGACTTTGAACAGTTAGAAAACGAATAAGATAAAAAGGAGATATAATAAAATGAGAATTGAGACATTAAACATCACAAAAACACAATTAGAAAGTATTAGCGAGAACCCTAAAAAATACGGTATCGCGCAAAAGAGAACACTTAAAGGCTTAAACAGTGGAGACATGGCGGAAGTTATCTTCCGTCACCACTTAAAGAATAAAGGCGCACAAGTCGATTTAAGAGTAAATAGAGACGGTAAGAAGTGGAGCGCTTCACCTGATGTATTAGGTTATAACGTGAAATCTTCACATGCTACACTAGTGAGTGACTTCACTAAAAGACTTACACTTGATGAAGCTTGCGACTACTATCTAAAAAATGACAAAGGCGATAGATACGCTTATATCGAAAATGGAAAAGCCTACATCATGAACAAAGGCGAAATGTCAAAGTTTATTATGAAGTTTGGTAGTGTTCAAAAGAATAACAGTAAATTTAAATTAAGATTGAAAGTATCAAAGAAGATACCTAGTTTCTTAGAAAGTTTATAGGAGGATAAGAAAATGAATAAGAACGATATGAGACACAAATTGAAAGTATTTTTATTAAATAACTTAGAAGATGAAAAAGCTGTAAAGGAGGAAAAGGCGCTCAAAGAAATAGGCGCCGTCCTCCGATATAATCAAAAATATTTGGAGTGCATTTCTTTTAGTGAAATGTGGGATATTGTAGAAATGTTTAACTGCTTCTTATATGGGGGATGGACGTCAGAAGACTTGCGCCAGGAAATCAATACTATGTTAAGATATTATGATTAAAAACCTAGAATAAAAAGGTGTCGGAGGACTGCACATCCTCCGCAATGCCTATCCTAAATAGGGGGTAGGTTTTTCAAAAATTCAAAATCGGATTTTCCGAAATCCGGGGCGCCTCCAACATCTTGAATGTGACCTAATTTTGAACTGGACTAGCTTGGAGGCTAGAAACCATTTTCAGTCTTCTCCAAACCTCCAATTTTTTTCTCCAAAACTTTCTCCCAAAATTTGACTTTTCTCCTTTCCTATGCTATAATAATATCATAAGGAGGTATTATGGAGAAACGAATTAAACTCGACTGGTCACTCTCAACAGCCCACGAGAGAGAAGCCTTTGTCGAAAAATATATAAATCAAGAACAATTTAAAATCCGTCCTCTTACTCAAACGGAACTGACCCACATTTCCGACTACTTACTTTTTGGGAAAGATGAAGACGGTAAAAACGGCGTTCAAAAAAAATTATATGACATTGATTCAAAATCGCCGTGGGGAAAAAAGAAAGATATTTCCCTTGATAAAATTTTAGAAGAGCAACCAAACTTCACACCAAGAGCACCACGCTTTAAGAGACGAGAAGTTTTCGATAGAGAACAGGCAAGAGCGCACGCAACACCCCTTCAGTTACAAGCCTATGAAGACCTTTGGAATCTCATTGATAAGCTAGATTGGGAAATTGGTTTTTGGGAACTAGAAAACGGCAGACGCACAAAGCCAATTCGCTCCGCGCTAGATTCTCTTTTTACACCACAAGAAAAACAACACATGGAGAAACAGGCGCGAGCTTGGAGCCAAGCCCTTTATTTTAGAAAGAAGAGACTTTTGGTGGAATTGAGAAAAGAACAATATGGGTTAAGGGATGCTTTCCAAGGAGAACCATTGAGCGCGCAGACACTTTTGCCACAAAACACAAAAGAACCTGATTGGGATATTGCGCCACTTGGGGAGCGAAACAACAATTCACCCTTTTTCCTTCCGTTTAGAGAATGGGGTGAACATGACTGGACACCAAAAGAAAGAAAACTAGCGAGCGCGCGCTCACCCCAAAACGTTTTTGACTTTGGGAACGAAGAACATTTGCGCGCTCTTATTAAGTTGGGGAAAGACCTTGGGGAACTTGAGTCGCTTGGGGAAACATTGGAATTTTACATTGGACAAGCGAATCTTTCCTTTGTTCAGGAAGAAGTTTTGAGAGCGCGCCTAAGAGAAGAGAAAAACGAAGACGTGGCTAAGCGCCTGAACAAACTTTTAGGAAAGTCGTATTCATCTAATTATGTTTCTACGATTTTGAACAAGGGCGCTATTCCTAAGTTGGCGGAGACAGCGAGACTGCACGAGAAGTTAGCGCGAGCCGTTGCGGAAAAGGGAAACGGAGCTTTTAAAGTTTGTAGATGTTGTGGAAAGAGACTTTTGGCAACAGACGACTTCTTCTTGAAGAGAACGAACTCAAGTGATGGACTTGGGAATAAGTGTAAGGATTGTGAAAAGAAGAAAAGAAAGGAGCGAAAAAATGGGATTTAGAGAAAGAAAATTGAGAAAGCAACTTGGAGAGTTTTTGGAACTTTTACACAAAGTTGATGAAATGGAGTTCTTTGGAGTTGCGAAAATTTTAGGAGTCGCGCAAGACAAGGAATTTGAAGACATAGCGCAAAGCATGATTTTTAAGTTTGCGGAAATTCATCCAAGAGCGCGCAAACAAATTTTGAAACTTATGAGACTTTCAACTTCTGCTTCTTTCGATGACAAAGGAGAGGAGAAGAATGGCTAAGCTGATTACTCCAGCGCGCCCTCATGAAACCACTCAAAAAACGTGTAAGTGTTGTGGGAACACAAGACCCACTCGATTCTTTTTAGAGACTAAGAACACTTTTCTTTATAAAGATGGGTATTTTGATATGTGTAATGATTGTATTGAGCGCGCGCTCGAAAAAGAGGATTATTCATGGGAGGCAATAGATACGCTTTGCCGAACTATTAACATTCCTTTCATTCCTAAGAAATGGGAAGATTTGAAGAAGAAGAACGGAGACGCAAACATTTTTCCTCTTTATGCTGAGATTTTTTCTAAGGGCGAGTACCAAGCTATGGAATGGCGCGAGTATGATGAAAAGTTTAGGAAACTGCAAAGCCGTGGAGGAATAGAGAATGAGTTGCCATTGTTGGATGCGGTTGAGTTGAGAAAGCTGAAAGATAAATGGGGTGGCGATTATGACGAAGAAGAGTTGCGCCACCTTGAACAACTTTATAATGGACTGATTGCTACGCAGAATGTTTCAGGTGCGATTAATGGCGACCAGGCGCTCAAGTTATGCAAGTTGTCATTGCTAATTGACCAGTCCATCCGAGCGGGCGGTGATAATGTTGATAAGCTGTTGCGCTCATATGATACAATGGTTAAGATAGCCGGCTTTACTCCTAAGAACTCGAAGAACCTTAATGATTTTGACTCCATTGGAGAAATCGTGAATTGGCTAGAACATCGTGGATGGAAGAATCCGTTCTATGATAATGTAACACGAGACATTGTAGATGAAACCATTAAGAACTTCCAAAATTATAATAGAAGACTTTACATTAATGAGAATGGCATTGGCGACCAAATTACTGAACGTATTCAGAATTTGAAATCGGTGGATGATATGAGTAACTACTATGGCACTGAAATGGAAGACGTTGATTATGACATTTATGACAACGAAATTTTTGCCGCTGTTAAAGATTTTGAAGAAGAAGACCCTGACGGTGCAATCGACCTCGGTGGAATTGCGGAGGTGTAGTTATGGAAGTTTTAGTACGAGACATACCTGACGAAGACGTGCTCATGAAAAAAGGTGAGCGCGAAGGCACTGAATTTGAGAAAGGTGTTGTTCTTACTGAACAATACATGGAGCAACACATAAATGAAATAGGGGATATGATAGCTACATTCTCTGCATATCCTGACATACTCTTAGATATGATTACTCCATCTAACAGTGGATTCTCCTTATTCTTCTATCAGCGCATTTTGTTGCGCGCGATATTTAGATATAAGGATATTTTTGTTACGGCGACAAGAGCGTTCTCTAAGAGTTTCATTGCCATCCTAGGTCTTTTCCTTCAGTGCGTTTTAATGCCAGGAACTAAGCGATTCATTTGTGCGCCAAAGAAAGGGCAGTCGGCAAAAATCGCAGAGGAAAAACTTTTGGAAATTTACAGTCTTTTCCCTCTTCTTAAGAATGAGGTCGTGAATGGTGTAGACCCAGACAAACCGGGTGTTTTCGGACCGGACTATGTTACATTAGTTTTCAGAAACGGCTCTCGTTTCGATGTCGTTGGGGCACTAGGTACTACGCGTGGTGGTAGACGTCATGGCGGTTTGATTGATGAAATTATCGACCACGAGGAAAAGCAGATAAACGAAATTGTCCTCCCTTAGGACATTAAATGAGGGGGCGTTAGCTCGTGAGGGCTAATCGACAAGACGGTGAACGCAAGGAAAAGCGGTGTCGCTATAAGCGGCTAACGGGGAAAGGAGACAACCCAATCCCGTGCCAAGCAGCGCTATGTGCGCTGAAGGTGTAGAGACTAATTGTAGGTTGGATTTTACCACCAACCGAAGCGCCGTCCACTACTTAAAAATTTTAGAAAAGTCTTAAATTCTTGTATTTCCCCTACTAAATATTTACTTATATGGGAGAGGAAAAGGAGGAAATACAATGTGGAAGAAAATTATTTACAAAGGAATAACTACTAATTATAGCGTTAGTGACAAGGGAGAAGTTAGAAGAGATACTAACAACTACATGATGAAACTTCAAGTCCAACAAGGATATAACCATGTCACAATCCAGATTAACGGAAAAGCCAAAAGATTTAGAGTACATCGCTTGGTTGCTGAGGCATTCATCCCTAATACGGAAAATAAGCCTTATGTTAACCACATAGATGGGAATCGAATGAACAACAAAGTTTCTAATCTTGAATGGGTTACTCCACAAGAGAACACTCGTCATGCGATAAGAACTGGATTAATGACTCCAACTAGAGAGCGTGCAGTTGTTCAGTTTAATCTTGATGGTACAAAAGTTAGAGAATATAAGAGTCTCAGAGAAGCGGCGAGACTTACGAATTCGCTAGATGAAAAAATTTGTATGTGTTGTCAATTCAAAAGAGAGCAACATAATGGTTATCAGTGGCGCTATAAGAACGAATGCGGAGAACAACTTTCTCCTATACAAGAATATAAGACAAAAAGCAAAAGGGTCGCACAGATAGACCCTAAAACAGGTGAAATAGTTGCAATTTATGATAGTATTACTCAAGCGGCGAAAGCAGTTAATGGAAGTTCAGGTGCGATAAGTAATATAGTTAATCATAAGAAACAAACTAAAACCCATCATGGGTATGCCTGGAAAGTAGTTGATGATATAGTCCATTAAACAGATAGTTTAATACTCTTGAACGTCTCAAGACGACTCCCTGATGGAACGGTGAACGAAAAAGAACCTAACCAACAGGTCATCGCGGTTACGTCAGCCGGCGAACAAACATCATTTGCATATGATAGACTTATTGACACTTTTGAAAACCAAATTATAGACCCAAGTAATGCTTTCACTTTTGGTTGTGATTATCGTGTACCAGTTCTACACGGTCTTCTAGATGGTAACTTCATTAATAAACTGAAAATGAGTCCTTCTTATTCTGAGCGCGCGTTCGCAAAAGAGTACGGTGGATTGTGGACAGTTGGTTCAACCACAGGTTGGTTTGAAATTGACAAAATGGAGAAAAGAAGAAAATTAAAAATGTTTGAAAATAGAGCAAGGTCTATACCTAGTGCTAATTTTTTCTACTTATTATCAACGGACGTTGGGCGATTTAATGACCAAACAGTCGTTTGTGTATGGCGAGTTAATATTTTAGGTGACGGCAGACACGTTGCAAGTCTTGTGAATTTGAAGGTTTTAGGACGAACTGAACAAACTAAGGCTTTCTCTAAACAGGCGATAGACTTGAAAAAAATTATTGCTAGTTTCAATCCGCGCGAGGTCGTGATTGATACAAATGGGTTAGGTGTCGGACTGGCAGACGAGATGATTAAACCCCAGACGGATGAAAAAGGTGTTGAATATCCTGCCTATGGCTTCATTAACGACACCCATTATAAAAAGGTTCAACCGAAGAATGCTAGACAAATTCTTTGGGGGCTTAAGGCAAATGCCGAACTCAACTCCCAAATGCACGGTAACGCTTACTCTAGAATTGGAAGTGGCTCGGTAAGATTTTTAATTTCCGAAAAGAAAGCAAAGACTAACTTGCTTGCCACAAAACAAGGAAAGAAGATGAAACCAAAAGACAGAATTTTGGCGCTTATGCCTTATGAAATGACTACTGAACTTTTCAAAGAAATGTCCAACTTAAGGCTTAAACCATCAGGCAATAGAAATCAAATCGTCTTAGAAAAGATTAATAGCCGATACCCTAAAGATAAGTATTCAGCACTTACGATGGGATTGTGGCGCATTAAGGAAATGGAAGACGAAGTTTTAAAGAAGAAATCACGAAGAAAACAGGGCGCTCGTCGTTTAGTTTTCTTTACACAAGGGAGGTAGTTAAATGGCTGAAATAAAGAAAGAAGATAGATTGACTTTTTTCCAAGAAGCTTCAAATAGAATGATTGGCGCCACGCAAGAGGCTTACGAAAAATTTCAGCGCCGTTGGGCTAGTAACACTTATACAAAAAAATATTCAACGGAAGATATAGTAAAAATTATTGAAGAGGGGAGTTTGCAAGAACAAAAAGAACTTTCGAGAAACTTCTTCTACTCAAATGGGATTTACCAAAAAATGGTGTTATACTATGCTACTCTTTTAAAATATTCAGGTTTGCTTATTCCTTCACCCTCATATGGGGTGAACATGGCAGACCAAAATATACAAAAGAGAATTTTTAATGCGACAGGGTATATTGACAAAATGAATTTGCCTGTGACACTAACGGAGTGCGCAATCAACTCTCTTGTTGATGGTTGCTACTATGGAGTCATCATTGAGCAAAACAAAAAGTCGTTTACATTGTTAACCTTACCCTCTCGATACTGCAATTCAAATTTTAAGGACGTTCAGGGTAATGACATTATCGAGTTTGACCTTACTTACTTTGATTCAATAATGTCTCCATCTGCGCGCGCGAGCGCTCTTGAGGCATATCCTGACTCTATTTCATCCGCATATTACTCTTATAAGAATGGAGGAGAACGTTACTACTTCATTCCAACTTCAATAGGTGTATGTTTTTCTTGCGCCGGTGGACGACCTATGTTCCTTAACGCTATCATCGACATTGATGGATTGCACGAGTCTTTAGACACACAGAGAGAAAGAGATAAAGAAGAACTTAGAAAAATTTTAATTCAAAAGATTCCTCACGTTTCTTCAACAGGAGAACTAGTGTTTGACCCTCAGGAAGCAGAAGAAATGCACAAGGGCGCAGTAAACATGTTAGCCTCAAATCGCAACATCAGTGTGTTAACAACTTATGCTGACGTTGAGACAGCAAGTTCGAAATCAAGCGTGGATAATAATGCTAGTTCCGTAGACTCGTCACTTAAGAATATCTATAATAACACAGGTGTAAGTGGCGAAGTATTAGCGGCAACAGGTAGCGGTGGACTTAAAACATCCATTCAAAAAGATATTTCCATTATGATGTATCTAGCCAATAAATTTGCAAATTGGGTTTCAAAGGTTATAAATGACCTTTATGGAAATTCGCGTATTTCTTTTAAATATACAATTTTCCCTATAACCGAATACAATAAAGACGACTTTGTAGATGAGTCCTTTAAGATGGCAAGTTCAGGTTTTTCATTCTTATTGCCTGCATTGGGATTAGGAATCTCTCAAAAAGACCTAGTGAACTTGAAATCATTAGAAGAAGACGTTATGGGGTTAAGCAACATTTTAAAACCTCTCCAATCTTCTTACACTCAAAGTGGAGATAACGAGGGTGGCGCGCCAACTAAAGAGGACGCGGATAAGACACCATCCACAATCGAAACTGAAAAGTCGAAAGAGAAAGGAGGTACTAAATGAAAGACGAAGAAATAAGAAAAAGTTTTACCTTAACTTTTTCAGACGAAATTACGCAAATTGATGATGTTAAAGCAAAAGCGAGATGTAGAGTTTTTTATAAAGGAAAGAACCGTAATAGAACTTACATCACTGACGAATTTGCAAACAAACTTATCTCAACTGCGCCATATACTCCTGTAAAGGGAATCTATGACGAAGAAAAGAAAGACTATACTACTCATGGGGAAGAGCGAAGTGAGGGAAGAATTTATGGTATTGTGCCTGAAGACCCAAATTTCGCTTGGGAACCTCATTTAGATGAAGACGGTGTAGAAAGAGAATATGCTTGTCTTGATGTTTTCCTTTTTACTGGTATCTATGGGGAAGAGGCTGAGATGATTACAAAAAAGGCGCAATCAATGGAACTTTATGCGCCAAGTATTGAATTTCATACGGAAGTTTTTGATGGGGAAAAATATTGGGTTTTTGATGACGGCGCTTTCCTAGGGCTACAGGCTTTAGGGGATGACGTTGAACCTTGCTTTGAGGGCGCAAGCTTTTTCACGAAGAATGGAAAGGTGGACGAAATCGAACAGTTGTTATTAGCCTCACGCAAGAAAGCGGAAACTTTAAGTATGAATTATGCTAAAAAGGAGGAAAAAGAAGTGAACGACAAAAAAGACCTTTATGAATTGGAGCGTAGAGATTTAAGACCAAAGATTGTAGAAGCCTTCTTGTCAAAACTAGAAAACCGCAAAGAAGTAGAAGACGTTTACTTTATGGCTGAATATCAGAGCTATGTTATTGTTAACTACTATGGACAGGACAAGGACGGAGAAAACTACGAAGAAAAGAATTATCGTGTAAAGTTTGCCATTGACGAAGAAGATAATGTAGATGTAACTGTTGTTGAACCATGCGCTCAGTGTTGGTTAACTGAAAAGGAAGTTGAATATCTTTCAAAAGTAGAAGAGTTTGAAAACTTGAAGACTCTCGTAGATACTTATTCTACTCAAATTGAAAAAGAAAAAGAAGAAAAAGAAAAAAATGCGCGAAAAGTAGAAGAACTTGAAGGAGAAAAGGCTACTTTAACAATGGAACGTGAAAACTTCACTAAAGAAATTGAATCTCTTAAAGAAGAAGTTGAAACGCTAGAAGAATTTAAACATGGAGTTGAAAAAGAAGAAAGAAACAAAGTGTTTGAAAAATTTAGCGCGCACTTACCAAAAGAAGTTATCTCTAAATATAGAGAAAACGAAGAAGATTACACAACAGAACAGTTGGAAAAAGAATTATCTTATGAGTTCTGTTTAGCTACACCATCCATCTTTTCTAAAGACAAAGGAAACGGCTTTATTCCTAAAGATGGTACGAGCACACTTAGTGGTG